AGACGACGGCCGCGGCGCCGAGATCGGGACACCGATGTGCCCGGAACTCTTCTCGGCTGAGACGCTTAAGATGCGCCGGGAAGAAATGGGATCGCTCTCATTTGAACGCGAGTTCCGCTTAAAGCGAATTGACCATGCAACAGCTCCCTTCAAGCGCCAGTACGAGATGCTCTACACCGAACTTCCTTTGCGGTTTCAGCGCATTGTCACCGTCTGTGATCCGGCTTATTCAGAAAACCAGGGAGACTATTCGGCGATTGTGACCGTAGGGTTCACGGGCGGAAACCATGCTTATGTTCTTGAAGCCAAAGCCATCCGCCGCGAGGATCCCGGGATCGTGGTGGATGAACTCGTGAAAACGATCAAAGCGCACAAACCGCAGGCGGTCGGCATCGAAAAACGCAAAGGCCAGGCCATTCATTACTCCTTCCAGGAAGCCCGCGCGCGGAACAGGCTCTGGGATTTTAAATACGTCGAGCTCTTGACCCACGGCCTGTCTAAAGACAAGCGCATCAACATGGTTGGAGGCTTGGTGGCGCGCTGGGAAGCGCACTGCATTCACATCCACCCAGATATGGGCCTTTTGCGCTCGCAGCTCATTGCCTACCGCTTTGATGACCGGTCCACCGAACATGATGATCTCGTGGACGCTCTGGCCTATTCCTTCCATCCCGATATGACCTATCCCAACTCTGGGCCCTCGGACGTGCCTCTCGACGCCGAAACGGCTTCCATCGAAGGCAAACCGCGTTATCAGGTGGGCCAAGGTGAGCACTGGATGCCGCGGGATGTCCCGCAGTGGGCCACGAACAATGTTTCACTCTCGAAGGCGATGGCCTCCATGCTCGATAAACGCGTGGGGGACGCGAGATGAGATTCCGGTGCATTTGATCGCGGTTCAGGGCCGGGCCAAAGATGGATCGGATGATCGGATTCGTTTTATGTTTCGGGAAGATAAAGACGATTTAAATTCAAGACGCGCGGTGATGGATTTCCGTGAAGACGTGGAAACGGCCGGCGACGCGCAAAAAAAATGGGAGCAGATTTTCTCATGAAAACACAATGGCCCCCCAGACCCGTTGAAAAGCAGGCGGAGATCCACAATGAGCTGCCGAAATTGCAACCGAACTTCCTGAGTTTTGAATGCCTCTACGGCCCGCACAAGGCCGACCTTCTGCACCGGGGCACCGCCTATTGCCGCCAGTGCTATGACCAGAGAAATCCCGTCGGAAAGTTAATCGATCCCTAGGAGGAACCATGAAAACAAACCGCGAACCCGCCGCTGATTCAGACGTGGACGACTATTACCGCTCCTTGGCCGCAAGGCCGGCGCCGAACAGGAGCAAAAATTCGAACCTGCAGACCGACCAGGCTCCCCATGATCTCTCACCTGCCGACGGTGGAGACGGGTTTATCGGTTCCGAAACCGGCCCGGAAGTCGGGTTCGATTACGTGACGGGCAAGAAAGGCTACACGCAGGATAAGCCCATCTGGGACAAGCAATCGAGCTTTACGGATTATCCCGATAACGCTGGGTCCGATCTGGCTAAAGACGTATCGCACGAGGAGGATTCCCGCGATGAAAAAGCGCCTTGGAAAAAAGTCGATACCAGCGAAGGGCTCCCGCAGACCGGGCGCACCAACCAATCACATGAAGGCGTCCCGCTCGAAAACCTCAGCGCCCGGGACGACGGAGGAGGAAACCCCGACACCCAAAGCGTTCCGTCCGCTGAATCGCCTGGAGACAAAGAATTCTCGGACATGCCGCAAACGGACTTCACCTCGCAAGACGGCGGCGGAGCCCCGCAATTCAAGCATTCAGGACCCGACCGAACCGACGCACTTTACCGGCCTAAACCGAGGGGCTAACATGAAAACCGACAAAGAGTATCAGCACGAACAGGAAAAATACAATCATTCCAGTCCCACTGCAACGGAGGATAAAAAAATGGAAAAGCACGAAGCCAAGGAAGCCAAGGTCGCAGAAGAGTTTGTGTTTGTGCCGCTGACGGTCGAGGAGCAGAAAACCATTTACGCGACCGATCCCGAAGGCTGGAAGAAAATTCAGGAGGACCTCCATGCTAAAAAGCACGACGCCTTGGAAAAATCGCGGGAGTCCGAGGACAATCGCCATGCGGAAGACCTGAAGCGTCTGCGTGTCAAGTTGTGGGATGAATCCAAGCCGAAGCCGGATTACTTGTGCGTGGTCAAGGGTTGCGGAGAAGAAAAGGCCACCGGACAGAACGTATGCGTGAAGCATATTCGAGCCGCCTAAGGGCGAGCGAAGGGTGATGGAATGGTGGTCGGACTCCCCAACGCACCGGACGACAATAAATTCAGCCTCCAAGCTGCACGGCCGGAAGATTCCCAACTGGCCGTGCAGCGAAAAGAGGAGCTGGTGGGTTATGTAAAGAGTTTCTACCGCGCCAGCTGGGACTGGCGAAGCACGCGCTATCACGCCCAGTGGGACAAGATGGATCGCAACTACCATTCGCTCTATGATCCGGTGCTCCTGGGCCGCAAGGAACCCTGGCAGTCGCATATGTTCGTGGGCGTCACGATCCAGAACGTCGAGATGATCTCAAATCAAATCTACAAGATCATGATGGCGCCCAACCCGCCGGTGGAAACCGCCGCAGGTCCTGACGGAGACGACCTGCAGGCGGAACTCATCCAGGATACGGTGGCCTATCAAATGCACAAGTCGCGCTTTGCCCTGGCCTTCTACGATGCCATGAAAGAAGGCTGCCGTTACGGGTCCGGGTTCATGAAACTCTGGTGGGATAAGCGCGAGGACATGCGCCGGCGCAAGACGCCCGTGACGCAGGACGTGGGGGATTTCGTCAAGAACCTGCCTAGCCAGACCCTGCAGGGGCAGTCCCCCATGCCATTGCCGGACATCACGGGTTATGCCATGCAGAAAAAGAAAGTGCTCATTTCCAACTACGCCAAAGCCGAGTACATCCACATCCGCAACATCTTCCCGGAACCCAACACGACCGACTGGCAGAAATTCATCCATCGGCAGAAAATGCCTTTCGGCTGGATCATGAAAGGCATCAAAGACGGTACATTCTTTGACGTTTCCCAGGACTTAGAAGGCGTTACCGAAGGCGAACGCTTTGATGACGACCAGCGCACCTCCAAAGCCGACCGTAAATTCATCGACTTGACGCGCATTTGGTCCACCTATGAAAAGAAACACACCATCTGGGAATTATGGGCGCCCATCCCGCGAAAATGGATCGACTTTGATACGCCTGATGGGCCCGACGCCGAAGAACTCGTTCCCGCCAAGGTCATGGTGGCCTCCGGCGCATGGCTGCTTTCGAGCGAGGAAAATGAGAACCCGGAAGGTTACCACCCGCTCTTAAAGCTCGATTACATCCGCACGGGCGAGCCCTACGGCAAGGGCATCATCGAAATGATCTTAGACGAGCAGGACGAAATCAACGAAATCCGAAACCAGCGGGTCGATAACGTCAACTTGATCATGAACAAGATGATCGCCATCTTCGAGCGGGCGATCGTTAACCGCAAGGACCTAACCAGCCAGCCGGGCGGCATCATCCGTTTGAAGGATCAAGTCACCGACGACATCCGGAAAGTCATCACGCCCATGGAGTTTCCGGACGTCTCGCAGTCGGCCTACAAAGAGACGATGGAAATTGAGCGGCAGATCCAGGAACGCACGGGCGCCAACCGCGTCACGATGGGTTCCTCGGGACTCGTGCGCGATTCCAACCAGACCTTAGGCGGCATGGAACTCTTAAAGCAGATGTTCAACGAGCGTCTGGCGGCTTACGGCATGATCATTGAAACCCAGTTCCTGGTGGAATCTGCCGAGCGCCTCTATGCCTTGATCTATGGGAACTTGGATCCCGAGGATATGAAGCCGATTTTGGGCACAACCCCCGTTCAGATTGATACCAACCCTATGACGGGTGAACCCATCTCGATTCCCCGCTACTTGGCCTTTGCCTTCGTGCCGCCTGAGATGGTGGCGCAAAGTTACCGGTTTAAACCGATGGGGATCTTCTCGATGGAAAACAAAATCGTCAAATCCGCGCAGGTCATGGACGCCATCAAAGTGGGTTCGATGCTCCCGCCGGGCCAGATGAACCTTTCTAGCGCCCTCCAGTTTGTTGTGGAGCGCCTGCAGGGCATTCCGGAAGCCAAATCCTGGTTTCCGCCTTTCCCGAACCAGCCGGGGGTGCCGAACTCGCCCATGATGATGCCTCCGCCTCCTCCCGGGATGCCGCCACCGCCCGGCGGGCCGCCGCCTCCTCCGGGACTTCCAGGTGCTCCGCCTCCTGGCGGTGCTCCGGGACCGACGCCCGCCAATCATGTGCCCGTTCCAGGCGGCAAATCGCACGTTCCCGGCATGAAAGGCGGCCCGCATGGTAATCAGCCCGCCTTTCTGCCTCCGAACCCCCTTAGAAAGCAGCCGGTAACCGCATGAATCGGCTGACCAAGTGGATCGAGAGCTTATATGCGCCGGAAAAGACCAATTTTAACCAGGATGTGACGCTTGAGGAGGTCATGCAGGCTCTGGCCGATCCCACCGTGCGCAAGTACTGGATCCAGGCGATCATTGAGGAGCTGCGCAACATCAACGTGCGCTTTGATCGCATGATGGACGCCAAAATTGCCGCCAAGTTTGAAGAGGACATGTACCGAAGGAAAGGCATTTTGTTTGCCTTAAACCAGATTCTCGATTCAAAGCACATGATCGAATCCGAACGTGAAGATCAAGAGCGCCAGAACCGCATCTTTGCGCAGTATCAAGGTGCGGCCGCGCCTGTGACCTTCGACAACAGAGCTACCAATCCCGCGAGGGACTAGCGCGAGGAGGCCGCCAGCGCCTCCAGAGGAGACTACCATGCCCGAAGTCATTGAAATGAAGTCCGCCGCTGAATTGAAAGCCCAAGAGCCGCCGCCCTTCGTACCGTCACAATCGGACGCCAAACCCGCTCCGACCGCGGACGAAGAAGCCCAGCTCCGAGCCCTCTTTCAGCAGGCCGCCGCAAGCGGCCAGGACGATTTGAACACCAGCGTCACGATGCCGGCCCCTGAAGTCCAGGCCCAACCGGCCCCCGCGCCCGTTCAACCGACTGCGCCGATAGACGTGCCCGCAAAGTTTCAAAAGCCCGATGGGACAGTGGACGAAGATAAACTCAAGGCTTCTTCCAAGCAACTTGATGAGGCATTGGCCGGAAAACAGGAAAAACAAAAAAGCATCGATGAGATGCTCACCGAATACAAGGACAAGGAACGTCAGTTCAAGGAGTTGAGCCGGACTCAGGCGGAAACCGTGAAGCAGATGCCGCCGGCGCTTCCCGCATCCCTCCCAGTTGCACCCGCGCCCGGGCAGGACATGAACCAGCTGCATCAGCAGATCCTGCAGGATATGCGAAACGATCCCGTGGGTGCGACGGTCATGCTCACCCAGGCGCTCCTCGACAAAAAGCTGGAGCCTTTGATGGAACGGTTCCAGCAGGAGGAGGAAGTCCGGCGCGATGGCGCCATGCGCGAGAATATTGCCAAACTCGCCCAGACCGATCCGCGCGTCCTGAATCCTCCGCTTTATGCCGAGATGATGACTGAACTGAACTCCGATCCCGGGTATTTCCGGCTCAAGAACCCTCATAAAGCTGCTTGGAATGAAGTTAAAGGACGGTTGCGATTGGGTGAGGCGACGCCTCAAGCACAGCCCATTAATTCAAGCCCGATGCTGGGCTCTGGATCTCCACCGTCCGTCTCGACATTGCCGGGACCCATGACTCCGCAGACTATTTCCAACCAGGTGCAGACCCTCAATCCCTATTCCAACGAGGGCAAAGCCTTTGAAGAAAAGCTGCGCGAAGCCACAAGGACTCTCTGGCAATAAGCGTCCGCTTCATTCTTTTGTGCCTTAGGTAGATTCAAATGGCAGATACCAATACAACGACCAGTAGTCTCAATAATCTGCTGCTTTCGTGGTTTTCGCGAAAGATTATTGCGACGTTGGTTCCGAAAACGCCGTTGATCGAATTCGCCCAGCGGGATGAACTCCCCTTGCGAACCGGTACGACGGCGACTTTTAACGGCTGGAACCGCATCACCGGCGCTTCTTCGACCCTTTCTGAAGGGACGGCGAACTCGCTGATCGCGCTTTCCTCCCGTAAAGTCTCAGGAACCATTGCAGGATACGGACGTGGCGTGAAGCTCACCGACCTGACCACCATGACCACGATCTTTGATGCGGTCAATGGCGCGATGGAACGGCTGGCGGACTCCGCAGCGGAAACCGTGGAACGCATGTGTCAGATGGGCATTTTCAAGGCGCACATCAACAAGAATCAAGTCTCGACGACCAACTTCTCTGCTTTCATGTCGTCGCTTGCTTCTGCGTTTTGTTCTACGACGGGAACTGAAAATAACGACATTCAATTCCAGTTCCCGGCGGTGATCGGGGCTTCAGTGAGCCGGCTCTCGGCCATTGGTGCCACGGTTGCCACCGTGTCCTCGCAGTTGTCTGTGTACTCCACGCGCAAGACGCTCACCAAGCTTCGCGGCGTCTTTTCGAAGCCTTTTGCAGACGGGTATTACGTCGGCTACGCGCATCCCAATGCGCTGCATTGTCTGATGAAAGATCCCACCTGGAAAGACTGGAACCAGTACCAGAACTCGAAAGAAACGATGTACAAGGGAGAAGTCGGCATGGCGGTCAACGGAATCCGGTTCGTTCAATCGGCCCTTTGCCCCCGCTATGCCGTCGCCGCGCACTCAATTAACGCGACCTTCATTTTCGGACAGCAAGCCTTCGGCTTCACGTCCTTGGATGGAAACGTCAAGATGATCGTGGCGCGCGGACCCGACAAGAACGATCCGTTCGACCAGTTCGTGGATGTGACCTACAAGATTTACGGCGTAGCGGTGGCTTTAAACCCATCGGCCGGCCGTATCTTGTTCACGGCTGAGAGATTGTAATGAACCATCCCCCTGTGGCTTTGGGAGACCAATACCTGCCAGCCACAGGGGGATTTCTGCGCCTGAATTTAGGCGGCCGCAGCACGCGACTGAATGGGTTTTTGACGGTGGATCTGGAACCTGGCAGCGACATCCAAAGCGACGTTTCTGATCTCACCAAATTCGCGGATCATTCCGTGGACGAAATCTATGCCAGCCATGTCCTGGAGCATTTCCCGCATCCCCGGACGGGTTATGTCCTGGAGGAATGGCGTCGGGTGCTTAAAGGCGGGCATAAAGCCTTCATCTCGGTCCCCGATTTTGATATGGCCGTCAAGTTCTACCAGCAGGAAGGGATGGTCGATTTCATCCGCAACCTCCTGTGGGGCGATCAAGGCTATCCGCTGGCCTACCATTACACCGGATTTACCTTCCCGACTCTGGCCAAGCTCCTGATGGAAGCGGGATTTAAAGACGCCAAAAGGATCCGTGAAATGCCCTACCACGTCGCCGATTGCTCGCACAACGTCGATAACCATTACGGGCGCCCCATCAGCCTAAACGTCGAGGCGACCGCATGAAAATCACGGCGATTGCTCCCGTTTTAAACGAAGCGCCCTGGATCGGATACTCGATCCTCTCAGCGTTGCCCTATTTTCATGAGTTT